ATGGTTGCTCGTAAAGAACCATTAATGTTCGTTATTACTACAGCAGGCTTTGATTTAAGTAGGCCATGTTTTGTTGAGTACGAATATGTATCACGAATTTTAAATCCTGATGATGATACAGAAAACGATGATTACTTTGGCATCATTTGCGAACTAGACCCTGGTGATGACATTAAAGATGAAAGTAATTGGATTAAAGCAAATCCTATTGTAGCCACTTATGAAGAGGGTTTAGCATCTATTCGTTCGGATTTAAAAACTGCCCTTGATGTTCCTGAAAAAATGAGGGCGTTTTTAACAAAGACTATGAATATATGGGTGGATATGAAAGAAGGAGGCTACATTCCTGCGAATAAGTGGAAATCGGGGCAAATCGAATCTTTTGAGTTGCATGGTCGTGACGTATATATAGGAGTCGATTTATCTAAAAAAATTGACTTAACTTCAGTAGGTTATGTTCTTCCTACTGATTACGGATATCATGTTGGACAACATTCATTCATGCCTGAAGACACACTGGCAGAACGTAGAGCAAAAGATAAAGTGCCATATGATGTGTGGATAAAAGAAGGATGGATGGATGTTACACCAGGTGCTGTAGTTGATTATAGCTATGTAGAACAGTGGATTATGGATTTTATCAATAATAATGAATTGAATGTAATTCTATTTTGCTACGATCCATACGGTGCCACGCAATTTGCCCAAAATATGTCTAACTATGGGTTAACGATTGTGGAGGTCCGACAAGGGTTCCCTACATTATCTGAACCAACAAAAGAATTCAGAGATTATGTATATCAGAACAATGAACAACAAAAAAGAATCACTCATGTTGGCGATAAAGTACTGGCTTGGGCTGTTGGGAACGCTATTGCTGAAATGGCAGCCAATGAAAGTATTAAACTATCAAAATCAAAATCCAGAGAACGAATTGACCCTATTGCAGCAGTAATTACAGCATTTGTACAAGCTAGATTTTCAACACATGAAAGTGGAGATGGCAATATCAGCTTTATTTCTATTCATGATTTATAAGAGGGAGGTGAGAAATTGAAACTATGGCAACGAATTAAAACTACAGCGTACATGGCATACGCTGGTGCTACTACAGGTTGGAAAGGTTCAACTTGGGATTTTTCCAATTGGTTTGGACGAACCTTTTGGGGTATCGATAATAGTCAATTAGCAACGAATGAGTCGATTTTTAGTGTTATCAGCCGTTTAGCAAATACATTATCTGCTTTACCCATTAAGTTACATCAAAATTATAATATGGTTTCAAATCAAGCATCCGATGTATTGATAAATGAGCCTAATCCAAATATTAGTTGTTTTGATTTAATTAATGCTTTAGAGGTAAGTCGTAACGAAACAGGTAACGGGTATGCTGTTATTTTGCGTGATATTCGAATGCAACCGTATGAAATTCATCCATTAGATTCTTCCTGTGTTACGGAATTTATTAATAAAGACGATGGATTACTTTGGTACAAAGTACAAGGTGAAAAAGGTGATATGTATGTAAACAACCTTGATATGATTCACGTTAAACATATCAGAGGACCATCAAGACTACGAGGCTTATCTCCATTGAAGGTATTGGCTAATACTATTAAATATGATAAAGCTGTTCAGGAGTTTAGTTTGTCAGAAATGGAGAAAAAAGAATCTTTTATTTTGAAGTATGCTGCTAATTTAGATAAAGACAAAAGAGAGGCTGTAATAGCAGACTTTAGACGTTTCTATGCTGAAAATGGAGGTATTTTACTTCAAGAACCTGGTGTTGAAATTACAGATATAAAAAAACAATATTTTGCATCAGATACGTTGGCATCAGAGCGAATTACACGCTCAAGAGTTGCCAACGTTTTTAATGTACCAGTTACATTTTTAAATGATTTAGAAGGTGGATCATTAGGGTCAAATGAGCAACAAATGATTCAATTTGTAAATATGAATCTATTACCCACAGTTCGTCAATATGAACATGAATTTAATCGCAAATTATTATCAAAAGATGATCGTGCTCAAAATAAATATTTCAAATTTAACTTAGGTGGTCTTCTTAGAGGGGATACGGCTACACGCGGAGAGTTTTATCAAAAGGGCATTAGGAATGGTTGGTTTAAACCAAATGAGGTGCGAGGATTTGAAGATTTACCACCAGATGAATCACCATATGCTAATAAACTATTTATTTCTGGTGATCTTTATACTATTGATACGGACCCGACAAAGAGGAAGTCATCTACTGCTACTACTACTACTGTGGAAGGGGGGTGAAAAAGATGAATAAGAAAACATTTTTTGATGTTAAAGCATCGGTTGATGGTAAATCAGCGGATGTTTTTATTTTGGGAGAAATTACACCATGGGCATGGGAAGAATTTGGTGAAATGTCATCAGTAGTTTTTAAAGAAAAGCTTGATGCAATCGGAGATGTAAGCACCATTAATTTATATGTAAATAGTGGCGGTGGATCAGTATTTGAGGGAATTGCTATCGCAAATATGTTGAAACGTCATAAAGCGAAAGTAATCGGGTATGTGGAAGCTTTAGCCGCATCTATTGCAAGTAATATCATAGCAAGTTGCGATGAAGTGCGTATGCCGTCTAACGCCATGCTGATGATTCATAATGCAATGAACGGTGCATTTGGTAATGCAACTGATTTACGAAAAGTTGCAGATGATTTAGATCGTATTAATGAGGTTCAAATTGAAACATATATGGCTAAAATCGGAAACAAAACATCTGAAGCAGAACTTCGTCGCATGATGGATGAAGAAACTTGGATATCTGCACAACAAGCTTATGAAATTGGACTCTGCGATGTTGTGGAAGGCGCTAATAAATCTGTAGCGTGTTTATCAAATGAGCATTCAAAACAGTTTAAAAACCTTCCAAAAGCGTTATTACACACAAAAGAAGACATTCTGACAGAAGAAGAAAGGCAAAGCATTATTGCAGATTCTAAGGCGAATCTAACTTATTTACATTCATTAAACTTAATCTAAAGGAGGGCATATAAATGCCAACATTATACGAATTAAAACAAAACATGGCTACTATTGGTCAACAAGTAGCGAAAATTGATAAAGATTTAACAGCGAAAGCCATTGATCCACAAGCGACACGTGAAGATATTACAGCTTTAAAGGATCAAAAGGATGATATGCAAGCTCGATTTGATGTAATTAAAGCTCAACATGATCAAATGGAAGCTGAACAAAAGGCAAAATTTGAACAACGTAAAGATATTACTGCAGGGATTGATGACCCTAAACAAAAATCAATTGCTGCAAAAGCAGAGTTCATTCGTGCAGCAGTACAAGGGCGAGCTATTTCAGAAGATGTTAAAGCTTTAATTGCTTTACCAGGAGGAAACCCAACAGGCGGGGATAAATTCTTCCCAACAAACATGCAGAACGAATTAGTTCATGAACCATTTGCTAAAAACCAATTACGGGAAGTTGCTCAAGTGAGTGCGATTAAAGGATTAGAGCTTCCGAAAATTGCTTATTCATTAGATGATGACGATTTTATTACTGATGAACAAACTGCAAAAGAGATGAAATTAACAGGTGATACTGTTACCTTTGGTCGAAACAAGTTCAAAGTAAAGGTGAAAATCTCTGACACAGTTATTCATGGTACAGATGTTGAATTAACTCAATTTGTTGAAAATGCTTTAAAGTCAGGTCTAGCTGCAAAAGAGAAAAAAGATGCCCTTGCAACTACGCCTAAATCTGGATTAGGACACATGTCGTTTTATAATGGCACAGACATTAAACGAGTGTCAGGTGAAGATTTATTTGAAGCTATTACAAATGCAATCGCTGATTTACATGAAGATTATCGCGAAAATGCAAAAGTCGTTATGCGCTATGCAGACTATCTAAAAATCATTAAAGCTTTATCAAATGGAACAACAAATTTCTATGATACTCCGGCAGAAAAAGTTATTGGTAAGCCAGTAGAATTTGTTGATGCTGCAGTTAATCCAATCGTAGGTGATTTCAACTTCTTCCGTATTAACTATGATGCAATGACATATGACACTGACAAAAATGTTGATTCTGGTGATTATCTATTTGTACTAACAGCTTGGTATGATCAAAAACGTTCGTTAAACTCAGCATTCCGAATTGCTCATACAGAGACAACTCCTACTCCTTAATAAAAGGATAGGAGTTTTTAATTTATCGAAAGAAGGTGAACTGAATGTATAAAGTAATTAATCGTTTCGAAGAAAAAAACCACGATGGACATGTTTATGAGGTAGGAGACCCTTATCCAGCGGACGGCAAAAAGCTAGTTAAGGCTCGTGCTGAGTTTTTAACCAAAGTTCATGATGAATATAAAGTAGCGTTTTTGGAAGCTGTTGAGGAGCCTAAAAAAGCACCTACAAAGCAAGCACCGAAACAGCCTTCCACAGATGAAAAGAGTGATGTTTAATGCAATTA